AACACAGGGTACTCAAGGTAGACAGGGTAGACAAGGTATACAGGGTATAACAGGTAATACAGGTGCTCAAGGAACACAAGGAACACAAGGTAAACAAGGTATTCAAGGTATTACAGGTAATACAGGTTCACAAGGAACACAGGGTACTCAAGGTAGACAGGGTAGACAAGGTATACAGGGTATAACAGGTAATACAGGTGCTCAAGGAACACAAGGAACACAAGGTAAACAAGGTATTCAAGGTATTCAAGGAATACAAGGTAGACAAGGTAGACAAGGTATAACAGGTGCTCAAGGAACTCAAGGAACACAAGGTAGACAGGGTATTCAAGGAAGACAAGGTATAACAGGTGCTCAAGGAACTCAAGGAACACAAGGAAGACAAGGTATTCAAGGAAGACAAGGTATAACAGGTGCTCAAGGAACTCAAGGAACACAAGGTAGACAGGGTATTTCAGGTACAAATGGTTCACAAGGAACTCAAGGAACACAAGGAAGACAAGGTATTCAAGGTATTCAAGGAATACAAGGTAGACAAGGTAGACAAGGTATAACAGGTGCTCAAGGAACTCAAGGAACACAAGGTAGACAGGGTATTTCAGGTACAAATGGTTCACAAGGAACTCAAGGAACACAAGGAAGACAAGGTATTCAAGGTATTCAAGGAATACAAGGTAGACAAGGTAGACAAGGTATAACAGGTGCTCAAGGAACTCAAGGAACACAAGGTAGACAGGGTATTTCAGGTACAAATGGTTCACAAGGAACACAAGGAACACAAGGAAGACAAGGTATTCAAGGTATTCAAGGAATACAAGGTATTCAAGGAAGACAAGGTATAACAGGTGCTCAAGGAACTCAAGGAACACAAGGTAGACAGGGTATTTCAGGTACAAATGGTTCACAAGGAACACAAGGAACACAAGGAAGACAAGGTATTCAAGGAAGACAAGGTATTTCAGGTACTTCAGGTTTAAATGGTTCACAAGGAACACAGGGTACAACAGGTCCAGTAGCAGGTTCAAATACACAAGTTATTTTTAATAACAGTGGAGCTGCAGGAGCATCATCTGAATTTACTTTTACTACAGGTACAGGATTAGTAACTACTGAAAGATTAAATGTAGGATTATCAGCTGGAACAAATAGTACAGATGGTTTAATTAGAGCTGAAAATGATATTATAGCATACGCTTCATCAGATAAAAGATTAAAAACTAATATATTAAATATACCAAATGCTTTAGATAAAGTAATAATGATGAATGGTGTTGAATTTGATTGGTTAGAATTTGAAGCTAACAAAACACAAGCTATACATGCTAATGAAGGACATGATTATGGTGTTATAGCACAAGAAATAGAAACAATATTCCCAGAATTAGTTGATACAAGAGCTAATGGTTATAAAGCGGTTAGATACGATAAATTAGTAGCTGTATTAATTGAAGCTGTTAAAGAACTTAATATTAAAATTAAAAATTTGGAAAATAAATAGTTATGGCTTCAGTATCTTTAACTTCAGCTTCAGTAAGTTCTTTAATTTTAACTAGAGGTTCAGTTACCATAGGTAATAATTATGGAATGGAAGATGTATTTAATACTATGGGAGCAGAAGCAGCACTTCCAAGTATTGCAACAACTGGTAATTATGAATTAAATAATTTATGGGGTTTAGATAATTCATATTCTGAAAATAATCTTGCTACAGGTCATTTTAGAACTCTTCGATCTCCTTTAGGTGTAGATGCTAATAGTAATATTTATTTTTGTAGTTACAATGGAAATTATGTAGCTAGAAGTTTTAAAAGTGGTACAACAACAATTTATAAAAATGGTTCATCAGCAGGAACAATTACTTCAGCACGAGGTACTTTATCTTTAAATTCATTAGTAGTTGGAGATAGAATATCTGGTGATAAACCTTTTGTTTTTTACCATAATTCAAACCCAGGTGTTCAAGGAGCTTATGGGGGGTATATGGGTTATATGTTTGCTACAAGAATAGACAGACGAACTATAACTTTTCATATTTTTAATTTAGATCCTGATAATAGTTGTTCATACATTATATTACGCACCTCAACATCCAATGCTAATGTTACTTCTATGACTAATGCAGGTTCAGGAACTATAAGTGCAGGATCTTATGTTGCATTTGGACCAACAGCTACTCAAGGAAATTATTACATCCAAACAAGTGGTTTAACTTGTTGTGTTCGTGGAGATTATCCATCGTCTGATGTTGTTATGATGTATCCTATGTCACAAGAAAATTTATATGGTTGGTTTTCTTCAAATGGTCATACTTTTTCAGTAAATAACGCAGAATGTGCAAGATTAGATTCAGGGGGAGGTGATGATATTTTAGGAAGAGATGTTGATAATCAATCTCAAACAATTATAGGCTCTTTAGGTGCCGGTAATGGAAATACTTTTACTTCTGATAGTGTTTCTACAATAACAGGAGGAAATTATTTTAGTGGAGAAGCATCTGTTGTGTATAATTCATCCTTTGCAGGAGTTCCTACTAGACCTGGAACTATATTTGCAGCTGAATCACAAGGTGATGGTAATGGAACAGAAATGACATCATTTACATCAGCAACTGCTCATGGTAGAATGTGTGTAAGTGGAGGAGGTGCAGCTTGGAATGCTTTTGTAAAAGTAGGTTGGTCTGCATCTGGAGGAACAACTGCCTTAGGATATCCTAATTATGGTGATGTAATAATGAGATTTAATTCTGGGGGGACTTTTCAAGAAGCACTACCTTTTAGTGGTAACAATACAACAGAACCTTACTTATCTTCAGCTTATTTTGGAAATGGTTCAGGAACGGGAACATCAGCTAATGCTGGTGATTTTTTTCTATGTAATGTAGCAGTTCAAGGTTACCAAGATACAGATCAAAGTGATAAAGATGAAGCAAATATGATAATGACTAATGATGTTGATTCTCTTGGAGCAAATTCTTATACAATTTATGCATTTAACGAAGATTTAGAAGGAGTAGGTACTGCAACAGATGCTTGTAATGAAATAGGAACAACATATCCTCATGAAGTATATTCACCTGGTTCATTTGCTGATGGAAATGTAATTTTTAATGATGATGTATTCTTTTTTCCATTTGGGGGAGCAACTAATTATTTTGTATATTATTCTGGTAGAACTAAGTATAGATTTAAATGTAGTGGTGAAGGAATAATATCGGATTTTGGTCTTTGTTAATGTATACCTTTTTAAAAGACAAAATTCTAGATGAAAGAAATCATGAAGTAATGATGGATTGGGAAACTCCTATTATGGAAGAACATGCTAGAATTGTAACTAAAAATGGAGGAGATATATTAGAAATAGGATTTGGAATGGGAATATGCTCTGATTTTATACAACAAGCTAATATTAAATCTCATACTATAATTGAAATACATGATCAAGTTTTTGATAGACTATTAGAATGGGCTAAAGATAAACCTAATGTAATTCCTATAAAAGGTGATTGGTTTAATAGTATTCCAAATAAAAAATATAATGGTATAATGCATGATACTTGGGAAGATAAAAATTATCATAATTTTATTCCTATAGTTAAAAATTATTTAAAATCAAAAGGTATAATAACCTATTACAACCCAGACTTAGAACATATAACAAAAAATCAATTTAAAGATACTAGTAGTAAATTAACAGTTACAAAAATTAACGTTAACCCTCCTACTAAAAATATGAATTATAAATATTTTGATAGAAAAGATTATTATTGTATTGAAATTGTTGTTGATTAGACGACTTTTTTCTATATTTATAATAAAATTATAATTATGGCTGTAATCCCAATTTATCCTGGTTCATCATCTTTTTTTCCTGGAGATACACCTTTTGGATTTTATGATAATCAATATGATTTCCAAACAGATGCTGATAGAGTAGTAACATATGTTGCAAGAAGATTAGGTTATCCTATAATGGATGTTGAATTACAAGATTTAAATTTTTATGCTGCATTTGAAGATGCAGTTACAACTTATGGTAATGAATTATATGCTTATAAAGTAAGAGAGAATTATTTATCTATAGAAGGATCACCAACAGCATCTAATTTAAACCATGAATTAATAACCCCCAATTTTGCTAGTGTAGTAAGATACTCAGAACAATATGGAGAAGAAGCAGGTACTGGAGGAACTACAACTTGGTATACAGGATCAGTTCCTGTTACTGGGGGTCAACAGGATTATGATTTAAAAACATGGGCCTCTGAATCTTTAGGATTAAATAATGAAGATTTTATAGAAGTAAAAAGAGTATTTTATGAAGCAACCCCAGCAATTGTAAAGTTTTTTGACCCATATGCTTCTACTGGAACAGGTATGATGAATATGATGGATAATTTTGGATGGGGTAATTATTCTCCTGCTATTAATTTTATGTTAATGCCTATTAGTTTTGATATACAAAAAATTCAAGCTATAGAATTAAGTGATACAGTTAGGAGATCACAATTTTCATTTGAACTAGTTAATAATAATTTAAGAATATTTCCAATCCCTAGACAAAGTGGAAATTTACACATACAATATATAAAACTATCAGAAAGAAACAATCCCATATCTAAATATCCTAAAGGACAATATAATGTAACAAATGTTTCAAATGTAAATTATTGTAATCCTGATTATTGTGAAATTAATTCTATAGGTAGAAGTTGGGTATTTGATTATACTTTAGCTATATGTAAAGAAATATTAGGATATATTAGAGGTAAATATACACAAGTACCAATTCCAGGAGCAGAAACAACTTTAAATCAATCTGATTTATTAACAGCAGCAACTGGTGAAAAGTTAGCATTAATTACAAGATTAAGAGAATATTTTGATGAAACATCAAGAAAAAATTTATTAGCATCAAAAGCAGAAGAGGCTGAATCACTAACACGAATTGAAGCAGCAGTACCTTACCCAATTTATATAGGATAATATGGCATTATTTGGAGGAGCAAGAGATATAAGTATGTTTAGAGGAATTAGTAGAGAACTAATGTGGGATATTATTGTTCAAGAATGTGCCCTTTATAAATTTAGATTAGAAGAAACTAATGTTAATATTTATGGTGAAGCAGCTGAAGAAAAATATTATGAAGCCCCAATGCTACTTAATACCTTAATTGAAAGACAAGACCAAAACTTCCCAGAGTCAGATTTAGGAGTAGATTTTACAGGAGGTCGTACATTTAAATTTTTAAGAGATGATTTAGCAGGAGTAGAAGCTAATGGGTCTGGTAAAATAGGAGTAGTTGTTCCTGAAGTTGGTGATATTATATGGTATGAGAATGGATATTATGAAATATATAAATTAATTAATAACCAACTATTTGTAGGTAAAGACCCAGATTACCCAAATCAAGATGATAATGGATATAACCCATATGGTAATTCAGATTTAGCTAGTTTTGGGTATGATGTATCAATAATAGCAGAAACTCATTATGTACCAGCAGATAGAGTTGGTATTTCACAAGAAAGATTAATATCAAGTATAAAACATGTCCAATAGAGGAAGAAAAGTAGTACCTAAATCTCAAAAAGAAATAAGTAAAGGATTACATACTCCTTTTTCTAAAGAAGAAGGGAATCCTAATAATGCTGCATATCAAAAAACAGATAGAAGTAATCAAGTTTCTTTTAAAGGTGATACTGTAAAACCTTTTACTGTAGGATTATATGATATAGATGAAACTATACTTTATTATTTTAATAACGTAATTAAACCAACAGTTGTTCAAAATGGTAAAAGAGTAGAAGTTCCTGTAATATATGCTGACTCTGAAAGATGGAATCAAATTCAAAAAAATGGTTATTTTAGAGATAAAAAAGGTAGAATAATGATGCCTTTAATTACTTTTAAAAGAACTAATATTGAAAAAAACAGAAATATTACTAATAAATTAGATGCAAATTTCCCAAATAATTATAGAGTATATGAGAAATCTTATAGTGCTAATAATACTTATGATAAATTTAATATATTAAATGATAGAAGACCAACAAAAGCTATGTATGCTGTAGTAGTCCCAGATTATGTAACTTTAAATTATGATTGTATTATTTCAACATATTATGTAGAACAAATGAATGGTATAGTAGAAGCTATAAATTATGCCTCTGATTCTTATTGGGGTAATCCTGAAAGATATCAATTTAGAGCTAGAATAGACTCAGTATCGACTAATGTAGAAATGCCTGCAGATCAAGATAGAGTAGTTAAAAGCACTTTTAGTATTAAAATGTATGGATATATAGTACCTAATATACTTCAAAAAGATTTATCTTCAATTCAAAAATATAATAGTAAAGCAAAAATTACATTTAACCCGGAAATGGTAAGTAATATAGATGAGGTAGAATCTTCACCACCTAAGAGAACAAACATCGAACATGGAGATTTTACAGGATTTGTTGATCCTCCTTCAACAAGAGTACCTTCTAATAGAATTAATACTAATAGAGTACCACCAACCATAAACCCAGACTAATTGTAACATTCATTAATTTTTAAACAATTTATTAATATGTATAAATGATAATAAATTTAATTATTAATTAACTAATAAAAGTAATGTCAAAAGAAAAAGTTTTAACCGAAACCGAAATTGAAAATGTTAAAAAAGTAAGAGAAGATTTTCAGATTTTAGTAGGACGAATTGGAGAAGTAGAGATTGGAATATTAAATTTACAAAAAAATAAAAAAACTTTAGAAGTAGAATTAGATAGAATCCAACAAGAAGAAATTAGAATAGCTAAAGAATTAGAAATAAAATATGGTAAAGGAAACGTTTCATTAGAAACAGGAAAATTTACCCCAGTAGAATAGTTTTTTAAAGAAAATATAATATTTATAATAAAATAAAATAACATAAAATGGCAGAAGTATTAATATCACCGGGTGTTTTAGCAAGAGAAAACGACCAATCACAAATAACAGCAGGTCCTATACAAGCAGGAGCTGCAATTATTGGACCAACTGTAAAAGGCCAACAAGACATTCCTAGGTTAGTAACTAGTTATTCAGAATATCAGGCTGCTTTTGGTACTACTTTTTTAAGTGGATCAAACCAATTTACATTTTTTACCTCTATATCAGCTTATAATTATTTCCAAAATGGAGGAAGTACATTATTAGTAACTAGAGTTACACCAGAAGCTTTTTCACCAGCTACATCTTCATATATTAATACAGGATCAGCTGGATCAACTGTAACAGCTAATGTATCTCCTTTTACATTAGCAACATTAGCTGATGGTAATATAATGAATAGTGTTGGTCCTTCAGGAACTAATGGAACATTAGATTCAGGATCAGTTGACAATTTTAGATGGGAAATAACAAACCCAAGTACTTCATCAGGTGTGTTTTCATTATTACTTAGACAAGGTGATGATACACAAACTTCAAAACAAGTAGTTGAAACTTATTCAAATCTATCTTTAGATCCTTTATCAACTAATTATATTTCAAAAGTAATTGGTGATCAAGTACAAACAGTAAGAGGAACAGGAGTAAATGTTTATTTACAATCATCTGGATCTTATCCTAATGCTTCAAGATTTATAAGAGTAGCATCTGTTGATGCTCAAACTCCAAATTATTTTGATAATGCAGGAAATCCTAAAGATATATTTACAGGATCAATACCTGAGACACAATCAGGATCATTTGGTGCAGCTTTAGGTAATATAACAGGAAGTGGAAACCCTTCAAATTTCTACCAAACAATAAATAATGTAGATTCTCAAGGTATGATTGGATCAGATTATACTACAGCAATTAATTTATTAGCTAATAGAGATGATTTTAGATATAATTTAATCACAGCTCCAGGTCTAATATTACAAAATGCATTAACAGGAGCAGGTTGGACAACAATTCAATCAAATTGTGAAAATAGAGGGGATGCAATATTTGTAGGAGATTTAGTTAATTATGATGCATCATTAACACAAGTAACAGGACAAGCAGCTTCAGTTGATTCTTCATATGTAGCTTCATATTGGCCATGGTTACAAGTAATTGACCCGGATTCAAGAGAATTAGTTTGGGTACCAGCTTCAACAATGATACCAGGTGTTTATGCTTACAACGATAGAGCAGGTGAGCCATGGTTTGCACCAGCAGGTATTAATAGAGGAGGATTAGGAGCAGTTAGTCAAGCAGAAAGAAAATTAACTAATACTAATAGAGATGATTTATATACTGGAAAAGTTAATCCAATAGCAACATTCCCAGGACAAGGAATTGTAGTATTTGGACAAAAAACTCTCCAAACAAAAGCTTCAGCTTTAGATAGAGTAAATGTAAGAAGATTATTAATTACACTTAAAAATTATATTTCACAAATCGCTGATACATTAGTATTTGAACAAAATACAGCGGCTACAAGAAATACATTTTTAAGTCAAGTTAATCCTTATTTAGAATCAGTACAACAAAGACAAGGATTATATGCATTTAAAGTTGTAATGGATAATTCAAACAACACACCAGATGTAATTGATAGAAATGAATTAATTGGTGCTGTTTATTTACAACCAACTAAAACAGCTGAATTTATTTACCTAGACTTTAATATTTTACCAACTGGAGCATCATTTCCATCATAAAAATTTAAAGCGATAATATTTATAATAAAATAAAATAAAACAAAAATGGCAGTATTAGACCCAAACGAAATATTTTTCACAGCATTTGAACCAAAGGTAGCTAACCGATTTATATTGTATGTTGATGGTATACCATCGTATATAATTAAGGGAGTTAGTGGAATGGGGTTCGCGCAGGATGAAATAGTATTAAACCATATAAACACCTATAGAAAAGTAAAAGGTAAATTAAGATGGAATGATTTAACAATGGAATTATTCGATCCTATTACCCCTTCAGGAGCTCAAGCAGTAATGGAATGGACAAGATTACATCATGAATCTGTTACGGGTAGAGATGGTTATTCTGATTTTTATAAAAAAGATTTAACAATTGATGTACTAGGTCCTGTAGGTGATGTAGTTTCAGAATGGATTATTAAAGGAGCATTTATTAAAGATGCATCATTTGGTGATATGAGTTGGGATGATGATACTACTGTAATGAATATTTCATTAACATTAGGAATGGATTATTGTGTATTAAATTTCTAAAAGAAAAACAACATATTTTACATTTAAGCTTGGCATACGTCAAGCTTTTTTGTATATTATATATGTATAACAAAATTAAGTTATTAACAAATAAAAATTATGTCTGAAAATAAATTTAAATTCCCTACTGAAAAAGTAGATTTACCATCAAAAGGTTTACTATATCCTAAAGATCATCTATTATCATCTGGAAAAATAGAAATGAAATATATGACTGCTAGAGAAGAAGATATTTTAACTAATCAAAATTATATAGCTAAAGGAATTGTATTAGATAAATTATTACAATCTTTAATTATCACTGATGTAAAATTAAAAGATTTATTTATTGGGGATAAAAATGCAATATTAATAGCATCTCGTATTTTAGGATATGGTAAAGATTATCAAATAAAATATAAAGGTCAAGCACACACAGTAGATTTAAGTTTATTAGAAAATAAAACTATTGATGAAAATTTATTTAAAGGTGGAAAAAATGAATTTGATTGGGAATTACCACATTCAGGAACAAAATTAACATTTAGATTATTAACTGATGGTTTAGATAAAGAAATTGAAGCAGAAATTAAAGGTATTCAAAAAATCAATAAAGGAGCCTCCCCGGAAGTTTCAACAAGAATGAAATATTTAATTACTTCAGTAGAAGGTGATTCATCTGGTAAAACTGTAAGAGATTTTGTTGATAATTATCTTTTAGCTCGAGATGCAAAAGCATTAAGGGATCATATAATAAAAATCCAACCTGATATAGAGTTAAAAGCCACAATTACTAATGAGTATGATGAGCTTGAAGAAATAGATGTACCAATTTCTTTAAATTTTTTTTTCCCTGACGCCAACTGAAGCAGCTCAATATAGAAGTAATATTTTTTCACAAATTCACGAAATAGTCTTTAATGGTAAGGGAGGTTACGATTGGGATACTGTGTATAATATGCCTATATGGCTTCGTAATTTTACATTTAAAAAATTAGATGAATTTTATAAACAACAAGCAGAAGCTCGAAAACCTAAAAAGAATAATGATATAGATTTATCTAATCCTAATAAATCAAAACTACCTCCTAAAAGAACAGTTTCACCTCCTACTTATGTTACTAAAGCATCGAGAAAATAGTATTTTTTAATATTTATAATAAAATATCTCCATGGTTAAAAAGAGTAAATCCCAAATAGATGCCGAAAATTCAGCAAAAGAAACAGCTGTAGTTGTTGAGGATGCTTTAAGAAATATTGCTGATAAAGTAGGTGATATTTTTAAAGAAGCTCTTTCTTCAACTGATAATGTTTCTAAAGCAATTGCTAAAGATATTACAGGAACATTAAATTCACTAGCTAAAGTATCAAAAGATTTAGCAAGTGCTAATATTAAAGCAGCTGAAGGAGCATTTAGACAAGCTGATGCTGCTAAACTTATCCAACAAAGACAAGCTAAAATAAGAGCTATAAATTATCAAATTTTAGCTTTAGATGAAGAACAAGTTGATGCAAAGGGAGACTTAATTAAGGAATTACAAAAAATAGAGAATTATAATAATGAATTTGAAAAAGGTTTACAAGAACAGGTAAATTTATCCCAAAAGTTTAATAAACAAATGGGTGCTACTGGAGCTATTTTAGGTGGTCTTAAATCACTAGCAGGTAACTTAGGACTAGGAGCCTTAACTGATACTTTTGATAATGCTGAGGCAGCAGCTAAAGAGGTAGTAGATGTAACTGGAGGATTATCTAATCAATTTAAAGTATTAGGTGCTGGTTTAGCATCATTAGGTAAAAGTTTTTTAAATTTTTTAACATCACCTGTAGCAATGATAGGTCTTTTAGTAAAA